GAGCCAATGAACATGGACGTTCATTGCGACATTCTCGAAAAACAACGAGCAACGCTGTCTGTCCTCTTCATGTTCTTCTGGACGGTTAGCGCGTTGTTCCTCTTCTTCAGGGCTTGATCATGGGTGACATACTTCAAGCATTACTCGATGCCTGGCTTGAAATCTTTCTTTTTTTCCCTCGCCACATATTCAGCTGGAGCCTCTCGGCCCTGGAATACGCGATTGATAACTTGCCAGTTATCGACATTGTAGACCCCGCCACTCTCACCAGCGGGTTTACCGGTGACCTCGTGTATTTCCTGTCGATTATGGAGTTTGACTACGGCATGGGCGCAGTATCCACGGCGCTCATGGCCCGTTTCGTCCTTCGCAGAATACCGCTAATCGGGTGATTTATGTCTATTGTCGGTTACTCCGGCTTGCCTGGATCGGGCAAAAGTTACGGTGTAGTTGAAAACGTCATCATTCCCGCCCTGGAATCAGGGCGGCATATCATTACGAACATACCGTTAAAAACCGGTCGCCTTTCTGACGACTTTCCACAAGGCAAGGTAACTATTTTTGATAACCGGGACGCCGAAGGTGATCCCGATTTTTTCAGTTTGGATGCACACCCGGGCGGAGTTATCTGGATCATTGATGAGGCCTGGCGCTTTTGGAAGTCCGGGATGAAGTCCGTGAACATTCCCCAGGTACAAAAGGAGTTTTTCACCGAACACCGGCACATGGTCGGTGAAGATGGCCGCACCAACGAAATCGTATTGGTTACCCAGGATTTGCAGCAGCTGTGCGCCTTTGTCCGTGACCTTGTTGAAGAAACCTATAGAGCCGTCAAGTTAACCGCCGTCGGACAAAAGAACCGGTACCGCGTCGATGTTTACCAGGGAGGCGTTACTGGCCAAAAGCCTGGAAAACCAATGCGCCAGCTGTACGGCAAGTACAAGCCGGAAATTTATCAGTACTACAAAAGCCACACCCGAAACAAAACGGACTTTGCAGCGGGCATGGAAGAAAAAGCCGATGATCGCGCCAACGTTCTCAAACACCCTCTGATTCGTTTCGGCATCCCGGCTGCGCTTTGTGTACTCGGTTTCGGTGTGTACCAGGTCTATTCCTACTTTGCCGCCTATAACGAATCTGAAACAGACGCGTCACCCGCCGTACAGACCGAACAACCCCGCGAAACCGTCTCAGAACCCCTGAAACGTGCGGTTTACACGTCTAACAGGGAAGGCCGTGCACAGTACCAGATCAAGCACGAAATCGAACCGGAATGGCTTCCGGTGTCCGATAAGTGGCGCATCGTCGGAGAGGTCAACGGCGTTTATTGGATCTGGGGCGAGGGTGGCACCAGGAAAATACACAGCCGCATTTGCGCGAAGATGCAGCGCACCGGTGAACCCTACTGTGTTATAGGCGGCAAATTGGTGACCTATTACAGCTTCAGGCACCCTGATCGCGAGGTTCGTGAAGTCCAGGCCACTGGTTATGACTTGAAGCCCGGTTCTGACGGCGCGTGAATGCGAGCGGAGCGACCATCACGCGCCGTCAGAACCGGGCCTTAGACGTCCCTGTAACACGTCTCATAGATAAATCAAAAAAGAACCGTAGCACCACAAAGGAGCACAGAAATGCACATAGCAGATTTTGAACGGTTGGATGTTCGTACCGGTGAAACCGGCAAAGGTGATCTGTTCGTAGGTCCTGAAGGTCGTCAGTTCAATTTGCAGGGCGTTAACCTGCTTTGGTCCGGTGTTGATACGGTTCGGCAGTTGTATCAGGGCCGGTTACGTCCTGAAGTCCTGGCCGATATTGTGACCGCATACGAACAGGGCCACGGCGCAATTATCCGTATCAATAACTTGGACTGGGCTGTAATGTCTGGTCGCCGTGGTGGCTTTCGGTACCTGCTCCAGAACCGTGAATACGGTCTGACCATGCTGGTTCAGAACTTCTACGCCGAACCGGACTCCCTGGGCACGCACGTCAAAATAGAAACGTCTCCTACTTGGTTGTATGAGCGCGGAAGCCAACAGGTTCAGGATGAGCTTAATTTCTGGGCGCGTCATTTTCTCGAAGGGCTTCAGCCTTCTGGTGTGGCTATTCACCTGGCGGCAGACTTCCAGGGCTGGCAACCTCCGCAGGATTTTGCGCAACGCTTTGTAACACGCGCAAAAACGGTCAGTGTTTACAACGGGGTCAGTGATCTGGAATGGGAAACCGGTTCAACCGTGAACGGTCGCGGTGAAACCTTCACCTTTGGCAAGGCGAATAGCCTTCAGACCTGTCTTTACGACAAGTCCAAGGAAATCGACGTTTCTGATAAGCGAGCATTCATGGAAAGCATCTGGGAGACTGCCACCAATGAACAATGTTTCCCGAATTCTTGCTATGACCAGGAACAACCGGTTTGGCGTCTTGAAATCCGGTTTCATCACCGCATCATTAATGAAATTGCGGACGGAACCGAAGGAATGCCGGTCATCAAGTCGTTTATCGAGGCTGTACCGCACCTGACTGGCTTTTGGCAGTATGCCCTTCGCGCCAACCGTCTGGAGGTCAAGAAAAATTGGGTTCATCCCATATGGACTAAGCTTCGTGACGATGTTGTTTTCAGTCATCCTGCACCCCAGCTCCTGTACAAACGCGCAAAAAAGGAACCCGGTTGCGGCAACGAAAAAAACGTTTCCCTGGCCTTTGGCAACCTTCTGTCAATTTATGCACGCAACCGGTTTAACCCTCGCCAGGCTTGGGACTGCCTCAAGAAAAGCGGCTTGTGGGACGATCTGACCAACTATTACCGAAACCGGGACATTACCGAAAATGAACTGTTCCAGCTTGTTCAGGACGGTCTCATAAAACGGCGGCTATTGGGTAAGGTCTGCGCGTGATCACCAAAACCCCTAACGGTCGCTGGCGCGTTGATGTTCAACCAGGTGGCAGAGGTCAAAAGCGTATTCGGAAAACGTTTCTCTCGAAACCTGACGCTCTACGTTTCGAACGCTGGGTGCTATCGCAGGCTGACGCCGGTACGCTCGGTGATGTTCTCAAGAAGGATAAACGGAAGCTCTCGGAACTCGTCAAGGCCTGGTATCTGGCACACGGTAAGTTTCTGCGTGATGGTGAGCGCCGTTATCGGCATCTTCTCCGCATGGCAAACGGCTTGTCTGATCCTATGGGCTCCAGGCTTACCGCTGAAGCTTTTACAGTGTACCGAGCTGCCAGGATCGACGAGGGCATAAGCCCGAAGACCTGTAACAATGAACTCGGCTACCTGAATGCGGTTCTGAACGAACTGCATCGAACCGGGGAAATTCGTTATCAGAATCCGTTAAAGAACGTCCGCCCTATTAGCATTCCTGAAAGGGAAATGGGCTATCTGGAACATGATCAGATTCGGCTTATACTTTCCGAAATCGTCGAACGGTCTAAGAATCCACACGTTTACCTGGTCGCTCGTTTATCCCTTGTAACCGGTGCCAGGTGGTCAGAAGCTGAAAGCCTCACCCTTGCTAGGCTGAAACCGTTTCGAGTTACGTTCGATCAAACCAAGTCCGGGAAGAATCGGACGGTTCCTATTTCTGAATCTTTTTTCCTTCAGCTTCAGCAACACCTGGAACTACACGGCAGTTTCGGAACCTCTACCATCTCAGCGTTTCGCCGTGCTGTTGATCGGACCGGTCTGAAGCTTCCACCAGGTCAGTGCGCCCACATTCTGCGCCACACGTTCGCCAGCCACTTTATTATGAACGGCGGCAACATACTTACGCTTAAGAAGATTCTAGGGCACTCGTCAATTTTGATGACTATGCGTTATGCTCACCTTGCACCGGATCACCTGGAAGAGGCTGTAACGCTCAACCCGTTAAGCGCGGTTGACACTTCGTTGACACCTGAAGAAAAAACGAAGGGCAGAAACGAAAAAAAGCCCCTAAAAACAGGGGCTTAATTCTTTGAAGGTGGTGGAGACGGCGGGAATTGAACCCGCGTCCGCCAGCACTAGGCCTTGAGATCTACATGCTTAGTGTCCTTCTATTGATTTAACCTCAAGCGACCCGAAGGCCAGGGTGCAAGAGGCGAGC